ATCGGTATAGATGTTTTTTGCGTTCTCTAAATACGCCGCTAGGTTGCCGTTTAGGTCATACGCCCGGATAATGTCGCGGTTAATATTTGATGGTCGACCTAAAATCTTAAATCCTTTCGCTTCCTCCCATATTGAAACACCCAAACTTTTTAAAACAGGCGTTACCGTGTCGTCGGTCGTTTGCAGCGTTACGCGGATCGTTAATGATTCAAAATTTTTAATTGAATCCGGAAGTGGTTGACCGTTTTGAACTACGTACCATTCCAGCCCGTCTTTTGACACTTCGACAATAACCGCGGTTCCTGCCGGTGTTTCACAATCAAAATTTACGCGGCTATCCGTCACATTTTTTACAATGTCGTTAGTAATAACGGCGGTCCATGTCCCGAAAAGTTCATATTTTGTTACTGTGGTATCAATGCCGCTGATAAAAATGTTATCTATATACGCTTGGTCATCATAGCTGCTTACGCTTCCGTCTTTGCTGTATTGCCATTTAAACGTGTATGAGCCGGGTGTCAAATCCTTTGAAAAATGTTTGAATGTCGTATTGTTCCCACTGTCACTGAATTGCTGCGTACCGTTAATATAGAAACGCAAATAGTCATATCCGCTCTCGCTGCTCACAAGATAGTCGAATTCAATACGCCCGCCCTGCGGCAAATTAACCGTTATTTCTGTTGCGCTTGTTTGGCCATCCCCTATATCTTTATTGGTATAAGAGTATGATCCGCTTGCCTTTCGCGCGGTTGTTCGCTGCCAATCGCCAACAAAATTAAAAACTCGCTGTGCTGATTCAAAATCATCTATTAGCGTTCCGATCCCGCCGGTTTGATAGCTTTCTAACTTCAAACCTTCTGGGCCAATCTCTATGTTTTCTATTGTTCCCTCGTTGAATTGTTCCTCGCTCTGAAAAACCTTGTTTAATTCTGATACGATCATTTAAGCCGTTTCCCCCCTTTCTCTTTTAAATGTACCAAAAAAGGGCGTATTTTCTATGCCCCTTTATAAAAGCCATTCTATTCTAATGACGGTAACTCGCCGCCTCCCGGTCCTCACGGCATTAACATAGAAATAGGGATATACGCGGCCATTACGTCTATTTGATCGCCGGCGTTTTCTGCGGAAAAATACAATGCTCCGCCGTATTGTATTCTAAATTCTTCGCCTGGCATTAATTTTTTTCCTTGGTTTGGTTCCATTGTTTGGCCTCCGATATAAATAGGCCCGCTATTTGTTTCTTTCGCTATAATAATGTATTCCAAAATCGGGCCGGATGCGTCGGACGGTAGCATAACAATATCGGGCGTATTTGCTGCCGCTGCCGCTTTTGTTGTCATTGCTATGTTTTGCGGCGGCATGTTTACTGTAGTAACAAAACTATTCGTATCAACTTTGACCGTTAGCGGATCGGTATTTGTTACATTTACGTCTAACGATCCGCCACCATTGATTGCTACATTAATAGGCGTCGTGTCATCGACTTGTACGGTCGGGCTATTTGCTACGTTCACATTTACCGGCGTCGCGCTGTTAATATTAACGGTTGGATTGTTCGCGATGTCCACTGATCCGATTTTATTAGTTCCTGCCGGTAGCGCTGTGGTGATCGCCGCTTTAATCGCGTCGTTTTGTAGCGCGCTTGGTAGCTTCGCGACCAACGCTTTCAGCAACCCTATGACTGTTTGCGCTGTAGCCGGATCTGTTGTCGATCCCAGTGCTTCAATATCCGCATTTAACGCCTTAATAAACATGTGCCACTTGGCGCCGTCATAATATGACGATGTGAGCTTGTTGTCCAAGTCTGTATTCAGACGTCCATTTTGTTGCGGCATGTGTCATTCCCCTTTACAAATATCGTTCTTGCCAAACAAGACGAATTCGAGCGCGCTGTCCATTTGCACTGCTATATGCAAATGTGTTTCCACCAGGGAAAAGCGCGCCGAATTCGCCGTCAATCATCGCTAAAACATTGTCTTCTGCGGTGTCATAGGCACCGGTTATGACGATGTCCCGTCCCATGCTTTTCGTTGCTAAAAAGCTCTCCGTGTTGATTTCAATTGCAGAGTTAGGTGTTAGAACGCCGTTATACAGCAGATATTTGTCATTGATCGTGATTTTTGGGTTTTGAATTTCTCCATACGCTGCGCGTATCACGATGGTCGGATAGGCTTCCGCTGTTCCGCCATTAGCGATATACTGTACGCTGTTCGATTCCATGTCGAACGTCAACTCTCGGGTATCAATTGCGTACCGGAACGGCTGGCATCGAAAAACAAGCGTGAAGCTCGAAAGCGTCTTGTGAGCGTCAAGGGGAAACGTTCCGGCTAATTTCCCGACATAATACACGTCCGGTTCGTCGCTGATGACCAAACTCCCTTCCTGTCTTGTGAATAATTGAGAGAGCTCCCGAATAGCTTGCACTCTCTTTGTCCTAGACTCATGTAACAAAAGGCAATCGATTTCGATTTCACGTATTCCGAACGGTCGTGGAAATAAAAGCGCTCCGTCCCTTCCAGGTACATACTCGTAATGATCGCTAAATTCGGGAAGGGCCGGATTTCGAAAGCGCAAAACCCGGATATTTAATTCATCAGAGCGAATCCCATTGAATTCAAACCACATCATCGCAATCCCCTGCTTCGTTTTGACCGTTCAATCAACGTATACAATTCACGCGAGATTTTCTCGATGTCCGTATCATCACGAACGGTCATGTTTTGGATGTTGATTGAAATAGCGCCACCTAACATGCTCATTGTTTCGTTGTTCGGATACACTTTCGAGCCGCGCGGAAGTTGTACCAACTCCGGCCCTTGTTCTCCTACAATCGCATATCCACCTCGGAAATAGTTCGTCCCTTTGGCCAGCATCGGGATTTTCGGGATGTTGATTCCTTTTCCGCCTACCCCCGGCACCCAGTCAGGGATTTTGAGATTATTCAAACGACCGATGAAACTGTTAATCATCGAAATGACAGCGTTAAGCGGTGCCTTGATCACGCTTTTCACCCCTTCCCAGATACCAGCGATTTTGTCTTTCATGCTCTCAAAAGCCGACGGAACAGCGTCGCGAATGGCATTTACCGGAGTCATGACAAAGCTCTTAATGCTATTCCACACGCTGGATGTCAGGGATTTAATCGTATTCCATACAGTCGTGATGATGTTTTTGATCAGGTTAAAAACATTGCTAATATCTTGTTTCAAATTGTTTAGTAAAGTAGAAATCAGACCCTTAATGCCATTCCAAATTGTTGATGTCACCGCTTTAACAGCATTCCACACTGTGCTGATCGTTGTTTTGATTGCGTTAAACACCGTCTCGCCGGTTGATTTGATCGCGTTCCACGCCGTCGTTAGGGCGGCTTTGATCGCGTTCCACACGTTGGAAGTAAGCTGCTTAATCGTGTTCCAAACGGCGGAAATGGAATTTTTCAACGCCTCAAAAGTCGTGGTTGCCGCGGCCTTTAACCCGTTCCAAATCGCGACGACTGCCGTTTTGATTGTGTTCCAAACTGTAACGAAAATGGTTTTATAGATGTTTAAGACCGTCTCGAAATAGACTTTTATGCCATCCCATACCACTTGTGACGCTGTTTTTATGCCTTCCCATACAGCGACAATCGCTGTTTTTATGCCCTCCCACGCGCTGCTCAAAAATGATCCAATAGCGTTGACGGCCGTTTCGAAAATGCCCTTGATTCCGTCCCACAACTTAGCGAAAAACTCTTTGATTGGCTCCCAGTTCTTAATAATCACCGGAACAAGCAGTGTAAGCGCCGTAATCGCAAGGCCGATTGGTCCGGTCATGGCCTTAAATGCATTCCCTAGCAGTGGCAGCATCTTTGTGATGATTGGGAGGACATTCTGTATTGAATATAAAATGGGCGCCAATGCCATGAGCGCGCCTGAAAAAATGCCAACAGCGCCTACAATCGCAGTGATTGTTGCAGATAGCTGCGGATTAGCTGACATCCAGCTAGCGATAGCCCCGACAACAGAAGCGATGACTGACATCAGAGGCTCTAGCGCCGTTTTTAGGTCGCCAATCGCCTTTTGAAACTTTACAGCCGGGTCTGCGTTGATCTTGGCAATTGATTCATTGAGTGCGTCCTGATTGTTTTTGGCGCTAGACAAATGTTTATTCATGCCAAGGATCGTTTCAGTGATGTTAGTTCCTTGGTCTTCCCACATGGTTCCAAAAATCTTCACGCCTAGCGCATTCTGTACTGTTTCATCTTTAATGCCAGACAACGCTTTCGCGACCTCAACCATCGCCTTTTGCCCTTGTTCCCCGCCTGCAGCGACCGCTTGACCCCACTCTTGGAGCTGTGCCGTTGATATGCCCGTCCCTTCAAGAAGCTCGGCCGTCGCCTTATCAATACCCTGCCCGAATTCTGCAAGGCGAATGCGGCCTTCCTTCAGTCCGTCGAGCAAGTTGTCGATGTTCCATGTCCCTGTATCAATTCCGGCTGCGAAAATCGCTTGGATTTCTTGTGCATCATACCCGGCCCGTCGGAGCTGTTGCCCGTACTCCGCGATAATGTCTAACTGATCCGGCGGAAATCCGATTTTCAACAAGCTGTTCACAAGACCTAACGCCTGTTCATCGGAAATCTTCAGTTCTCCCGAAATCTCGTTGATCTCTTGGATGAGCTCGGTAAAGTCAATCCCTGAATAGGCCGATGCAATCATACCGGCGCCTTCGATGATTTTTTTGTTGGTCTCGTCGCTGGCGTCAGCATTCAGCGCCCATTGACGCCGCACACCCTCAAGCGCCGTTTCTGCATCAATACCATATGCCTTGATTGTGTTGACGGCGTCCTTGACGGCCTTTTTCGATTCCTCCGGCACATTGAACGAAACATCAATTTTTGTGTTTAGTCTGGAGGTATCCAACGCCTGGTTGATCGCCCCTGCTAGCCCTCCGCCGGCCGCAAGTCCGCCAGCAACACCGGAAAGCGTCTCGCCTAGTCCCTGCACATCCTTTTCGGCACTATTCGCCGCCTTGGCAATCTCGTCAAGATCCTTTTTGACTTTATCTAATTTAGCGCCGCTCGCAAGCTGGTCGAGCGCCTGACGCATTTTGTCCAGGTCAGTATTTACTCCCAGTGCCGCCTGTCCGATTTTATCTAATGCGTCTTCTAGCTGTGTAGATGATGCCTTTCCGCTTTTGATCGCATTGACTAGCTTGCTTCCGAGCGTATCAGCGAAGTCATCTACACTCTTGCCGGTTGCTTTAAAAAATGCTTCTAGGCGTTTTGTCGCCGTTCCGGCCGCTTCTTGCTCGTCCTTAATAGCTTGCAGAGATTGCTTATATTTGTTGAGCTGTGCTTCCGTATATTCGATTTCCCGTCGAAAGTTCCGATATTGCTGTTCTCCGATTTCTCCCTTGCGGAATTGTTCCTCCACTTGGCTTTGAGCGGAGCGCAATTGGTTCAGCTTTTCGGTCGTTGTCTCAATCTGTTGGGCGAGAATTCGTTGTTTTTGAGCCACGGCCTCGACGTTGCCCGGATCAAACTTGAGCAAGCGTTCCACATCTCGCAATTCTTTCGACAACTCACGGCTTTTGGCGTTCACATCTTGCAACGCCTTTTGTAACCCAATCGTATCCCCGCCGATCTCGATGGTAATCCCTTTGATACGGTCCGCCATACGCCTCACCTCCTTTAAAATGCGTCAAAATCCGCTTGCGTCGCTTCTCGAACGTGTTGCTTTGGCTCAGTCATCGCCTGGATGTATTCCTCAATGTAGTCAATACACATACCGATGGTCATATCCTCGAAATCATCTCGTTGCAACCCACAGCGCCGACATAAAAAATAAAACGCCTCAGTGGTGAGTTCATCACCACCGGGCGTTTCCTCATCATCGTCTACTTTTTTTTAGATTGGATGCTGGCAATTATCAGGTCCTGCAACTCCGGGATAATCTCCATGAGTGGAAACTCGTCGAATTGATCCAACCACGTAATTGGATCGGGAATGGATGGATTGGCCGTTTTGGCTAAAGTCCAAATGATGTTATAGAAAAAGTCGAAGTCGAGTTTTTCAAGCACGTCATAATTAAAATTTCCATTCTTATCCGTCAATTCCCCAATTGCATTCAATTTGTATATTTCTTTGAAAAAGTCTTTCCCGAATTGTGCTTTAAAACGCAACGGTGTTGCCGCATTGGACTTGAAGCGAACTTGTTTGCCGTCAATCACTAGTGTTTTCTCCATTCATCATGCCCCCGTTGTCACACCTTTTACGTGCACTTGTGTATACCAGCTATCGTACAATGCTTGGTCAATCTCTGGAGTCGTATCAGCTTTTACCTCTTTAGTATCTGGGTGTGGACGAGCCGTAAAGTTCAATGTAGACGTTTGTGGCTCTGTATTCTCACCTTTCGTCTGGCCGGCCACCGTTGGACGACTCGCCTTGCAATAATACAGGACATGTCGTTTTGCTTTCTTATCCCCCTGAAACTCAAACAACAAAGCAAATGGCTTCGTGACTTGGTCCGCGTTTTCGTACATCACGCCATTTTCGTACGTGTCGCCAAGGACGTCGATACGAAACTCATCGGTTAGGTTGGCCACTTCCAGTTCCCCATCATATCCATTATTGGTCGATTCGCTATAATAAGTAGAATCATCGGCATAAAAATCAAACGTTTCGCCAGCAGGTTCCAATGTTAACGAAACGCCCCCCGGAATGCGCTTCGGCGTCCCGTATGTGATCGCTCCGGTAACCGGGTCTTCCGTAATCACCGCATAGTGGACATTGCGAAGACCATATTTGATTTTATTGGTGCTTGGAGCTGTCATAATAACCTCACCTCATATACTTTTTGGTATAGTTTTTCGGATGGAATATACGTTTCGGATGTCTCATAAACAAGATTGTTGGCATCCAAAACGGCTTTGACCTTTTCCTCGGCAGCAAAGTCTTTTTTTGTAGTGTAAAGTTCAATCTGGATATTTTCGATCTCATGATATACTTGATCGTCAGCATCAAAATTCGATGAATAAGCGACAACATACGTGATGAACGGCGGTTTTTGGGGCTTAGAAAAATGTGAATACGCCACCGGAAATCCTGTCGCCTTGAGCATATCGTCCAACTCTGTCAGCTTCATTGTTTAATCGCCTTCTCGACACGATCTTCGAATTCTTTTTCAAGCCAATCCTCAATCGGCCGGATATGCGGCGTACCCGGAACCCGACCGCCATCCACTGTGGCATGTCCGTATTCCAGCAAATGAGCCAGCCGATATTCGGTCTTGTTATGGATCACCCACCCGTTCGGCACTCGCTTCCGTGTCCATCCGCGCATATAGTCGCCCGTCTGTACCAATCCAACTTCTTGGATTTTACTCTTTAGCCGGCCAACCGCTTCTTTTGTTACATCATCCATGATTTGTTCTACATCATCGGCTATGACTTGTGAATATTTTCGTAACTGACTCGTGATCTCATCCGCCAGTCTGCCGATTTTTATCTTAGCCATAGACGAGCACCCTCTCGCAAGTGAGTTCTACTTCCTCAAAATCCGTAGAGTAGGTCCGAATCACCCTGTACCTAGCCCCTTCAAATTCCACTTCTTGCTCTCCGTCGTACTCATAGCCGTGAATCACAAACACAATAGAAGGCTTTAATCCTGCTGTTGCGGCGCTATAGAATTCACTTCTACTCACCGATTTCACGTTGCATAAGACCGTTTTTCTTGTTTCCTGTGCAATTTGATTGCCGATCTCATCTTCCACAAATTCCTGTGCGATCAACACAAGTTCATGGTCATACGTCATTTTGAACACCGCCAGCATGAATCATGAGATTGTGCAGTCGGTATTGCAGATGGCGCGGCATAGCCCCATCACTGTCACGACTTTGATAGCGCCATGTTGCATAGTCCACAACAAACATCAAATGATAAGGGTTGGCACCATCTAGCACCAACCCTTTTTCATCTTCGAGTTCTTTTACAACACCGTTCACAATCGCGCTGATATACGTATCACGGACATTTGTCCAAATGCCGAGCCGCTCTTTAACAAGTGCGACAACAGTAGCCGTATCCATTATGCATCGCCTTCTTTGACCTCGACAATTAAAGGCCTGCCGATTCGATTTCCTTTAGACAACAATTCCTCAATCCGCTTCTTCGATGGCTTATGTCCTTCCCGTGGATACGTATCACCGACGCGATAAATATGCTGACCATCTTTCGCATCCTTAAACGCCTCGATCACCACATACTTAGTCAATCAAACCACCTCACGCTGATTGCAGTTCTTGAATCGTGACTAACACAAAAGCTTCCGGCTTTGTCGGTTTACCGTCAAAACGTGCTTTGCCCCGAAACGCCGTTTGGTCTTCAGCAAACTTCGCGTGGACCGACGTATCGAGTGAAATCGCCTCACGCTCCACAAGGGTGTATTTGCTGAAATCGCCAAACAAAACAGTATCCTCATCCAAGAAGTTGTTAAACACGACGCGCAACCCCAAGAAATCCGGTTGACGCAAATTCGGGAGTTTCCCTACAACATTTCCTTGTGAATCAACTTGAATGCTGTATTCTGCGAGGCGATTGTAATATGTTTTTCGATGCATTACCGCTACGATTTCTCCAACAGCATCCTCACCAGTATCGATCAACGCGAGTTGCCGGACCAATTGTCTGATCAGTTCAAAATCCGCTGTAACTGTCACGCGATGTTCAGGCGGTAAGCTTGGAATGATTCCGGTCGGCTGCTTGGCACTAGGCCCTTGACCCTTAACAATCGCTTGATCAAGCGCCTTGGCAATCGAACGAGCGATTTTACGAGTAACATAATCATCAAGATTGATGATGGAATCCTGAACAATGTAATTATCGACAAACGTAATTTTCCCGACCTTGAACCCATCAAAATCAATAGCAACAACCGTACCAACATCCCCTTGTGGGATCGCACTTGCCTGCTCCATCCAAGCAGCTGGCGAATCGTCCGTATCAATCAAGATGCGCGCGGTGCCCTTAACGGTAATTTTGTCAACCAACTGATATAACGTGGTATAGTCGCCCATGATATCCATGATGCGGTTGACGACTACTTCAGGAATCGTTAACTCCCCGCCGGCCACCGCGCGGAGGTTGCGGAATTTCTCGTAAAACTCAATGACGTCACTCCGTTTGTAGTATTCACCGGTTCTTAACATCTCACGAACTTGTAAACGATTCATTCCTGCCACATCTCCTTTCGGTTCTTGTGTTTTTTGACGCGATTGATTCGAAGGTTGTTTACTGTTGAGCTGTTCGAGTTCGCCCTCTAATTGAGCAATCTCCCCTTCGAGCTTCGATTTTTTCTCGGCTAACTCGTTTTGTTCGGTTTCGAGCTTGCCGACTTCTTCCTCGACAGTCGCAACTTCCTCGTCTGTCTCGGCCTCGTCGATCGCTTTCTCTAATTCAGCCGCTTTCGCTTGCAGCTCTTCCTCGCGCTTCAACAAATCAGCTAGCGCTGCTTTGCGTTGCTCAATTTTTTTTGTCAGCATCAACTGTCTTAAAGCCATTTCTTATCCTCTCCTTCAATTTCATTTTTCGTTGTTCCAGCTTCCGTTTCTTATGCTGCTCGTATTCTTGCATTCTCGCTTGCACACTTGTATCTTGATAAGCCGGGAACGTGACTACCGACACCTCGTGAAGATCAACTTTTTTCAGTCGCCACTTCACTGTGCCGTCATCCCGGAACTCGGTTTCTTCTTCAATGATGTTGAAACCAAACGAACATTGATCGACATCACCACGCTTGACACGTTCATACAGATTGACCGCATCACTGTCACGAGGGTTGATTTTGATACGCCCCCACAATCCCCGGCTGTCCACTTTTAGCTCTAGCGTTCCGGCTTTGTTGCGACCGAGGACCAATGACGTATCATGGTTAATCAACGCCCGGATGTCGTTGGATAGTGTCTCGTTGAACGCTTCCGGTGCAATTTCTTCAAAAGCGCCTGGAAATAGTTCGGTTTCACGATTAAACACCGCGAAATATCCCTCGATATACATCTCGTCATCTTGTTCCGCCCGCGTTGCTGTGATGTTCGTTTGTAGGCTTCTAGTCTGTTTGACCGTCCGCTCCACTATTATCACCACCTTTCAGTTTGCTTTGATCGCCAATTTTATCGAGAGGAATGTAGTTTTCTAGGATAACTAGCTCACTCAATCCTTCTTTCGGCGAAAGCCCAAGCCAATCGCGGACCTCATTTCCCTCCATAATGCCACGGACATACATATTTGAACCGACTTCCGCCAGCTCTTTAAGGTCATAAGCGTATAGGCTTCGTGGATTGAACTTGAAATAAAGATCCGGGCTGATAAGCAGCTTTCTCGTCAATTCTTGCTCGATTCCTTTTGCAATCGGCAAGATAGTCGAATTGATAAAGTTGTTGTACTCATCCCGGTTGAACTCCCCGATGCCCAATAAAAAAGCCGGCACACCAAACATGCCAGCTACGGTTCGCTTATCCAGTTCGACCGCCTCGTTGATCGCAATATCTTTAAGGGATAATGGTTTGACTTGTTCCACCTCTAACAGCTCGGCCGGGATGATCCAAGGCTGCCCCGCCTCCGTGGCTTGAAGGTATTTTTTGAACACTGCATTCCGGCCTTCTTCACTCGAAAGCTCTGCCGTGGCCGCGTCAACCTTCACGATGAGCGAAGGCATGTATTTCCCACTCATAAAACTTTTCTTTGTCGCTGTTGCTTGCTTTAGGTTATCCGCAATATCCTTCAATACCACCCGATACCCTCGTCCGATGTACGGGCGTTCCGGGTCCGGATTGTAGATGAAGTGTAAAACCTCATCATAGTTGAATGTCTGCCCGCCGTATAAAACCTGGTATCCATCCGGTGTGTCCAAGAAGTTTACCTTCGACGGCGCTAACGGTACCAACTCATCAATCAGCCCGTCAGCCGTGTACTTTGGAAACACCACGCTATTCCCTTCACCATCTAGCAGCATCGTATACACGATATTGTACATCCATGACTTTCTTGTCATGAGCGAATATGGAGTGATATCAATTTTGCGCGACAGCTCATTACGGATGCGGATATCCCCGTCCTTTGTATTCTGCATGAGATAAATCGTCATCGACGAGATGAGATCGGCAATCTTATGAACCGCCATCCTCACCTCTGGATTGTCGCTCAATCTTGTGTATCCTGGAATGAGTATGGATGTATCCTCACCGCTCATGAACAAGCCGACATATGTTTGAGTGTCCGCCCTGATCTTACTTTTGCGCTTTGTTCGTCTCAATCGCTCGAAAAATCCCATTCCATCAGCCCCCTTTCAGCCATTTCGTTGCCGTCGCAGCCTTCTCCATATTTTCAAGCATCCTGATTGCCGCGAATACAGTCGCGTCAAAAATATCAATACGGTGCTTGTCCTCAATTTTCTCAAATTGGATCATGTCGTCAGTTTTTTCAATCGCATGCACGTTCTGAACGCAGTATTCAAACGCCTGGGAATGCAAGTAATAGAATTTGCCGTCTTTCACTTGCTTTTCAATCCGTCTGAAGCCTTCTGATTTCTTGTAGTAGTATTGTGGCTGATCGACAATATTGAATCGCTTCTGTTTCATCGCCATGAAAAATTCCCGGCCAAACTTCCGGTCAAATCCGACTTGCTTAATTTTAAACCCTTTTGCTCGCATTGTTTCGAACCACTTAACCACATCGGAAAAGTTGACTGTCGGTGTATTGGTCATCGTGAGCCAGCCGTCATCACGCCAACCAAACAACGGAATATTGTCTTCCTCTGCTTTTTTCGTTGCCGCGACGATCGGGAACCACGCATGAGTAATGGCTATATCAACGCCGTTATAGTTTCCATAGAGCGCTGCTGCGGTCAAGTCATGCAATTTTGAAAGGTCCGCACCGCCGAACCAGTCGATGTTGAGCTTCGCAAGCTGTTCAATCGTCCAGTCATATTTCCGGTCAGACTTCTTAAACTCGTCGATGTTGAAATATGCCTTCATCGGCGACGTATAGATGTTCAATGACTTCGCCAAGAAGTCTTTCCGCTGCTGTGGGTCATTTTGCGCCTGGAGCGCATCGTTCATCATGTCGTCCGGACGAATCGTCACTCCATAATTCGGGTTGGCCTTCTCATGTTCAATAGGGTTCGTGTAATCCACTTCGCCGTTTTCGTCTTCATCAGCTTTGCAAATGAAAACGAAATAAGCCTCATCCGTCACCGTTTCATCGAGAATCTTTTTACAATATTGCAAGCGTTGATAACAGAATGAGGTCATATCGTCGCCGGCCGTTGTAATCCCGATCATCAGCTTGTTCGTGTACGCCTTCATCGCCTCTTTGATGATGTTATACTGCTTAGGTGTTTTGTAGGCGTGCATTTCATCGGCGATCCCGACATTACAGTTCAGGGAGTCTTGCTTATCTGGATTGGCTGCCAGGGCCCGAATGTAAATGGAACCATCGCTGAATTCGCCGCTGATGCTGTTTTCTTGGTTATTGTTCAATATCCGAAAGTTTTGTTCCTCGCCCATTTGCCGTAGGTTAAACAAGATAAATTCAAACGACTGCAACGACTGCTGAAGCGCCGCACTTGTGATATAGATTTTTGACCCGGATTGCCTTTCAAGCAGAGCCAAAGCCCAGGCCAACGCTGCAATAAGCCGGGTTTTTCCGTTTTTCCGAGGTATAAAAATAAACGCTTCTTTGAAGCGTCTGATCTTCGTTCCTTTGAGATAGAAACCAAGCAAATTGTAGATAATGAATTTTTGCCACGGTTCCAATAAAAAAGGCTCACCGCGCAATGGTGTGCCGTCTAGTCGTTCACCCTGGTCGTGAACGAACGTTTTTTCAATGATTTGAATAACGAATTCCGCTTCCTTTGGATTGAAATCATATTTTGGATTCTCCAAGTCTTTGAAAAATCGCTTGGCCGCCTGGATCAGTTCGCGACAGGCTACCTTCCGGCCATCGACTATGCTTTTGGCGTACTCCATCACCGCGTCGTAGTTTTTATACTTCCTCATGATAACTCGCTCAACACTTGAGCTAGTTTTGATTTGTTTTGCTGCTCAATGGTGATGGCCTCCATCGCCTTCGGGTTCAAGCATAGTCGATCAGAGTACGTTGCAATGTCTTTCCGCAGGCTTTCCATAGCTGTGTATAGGGGCGTCTTTCGTTCGTTCGTCGCGCCGGCTTTATTGGTGTACATCTCCGTGATCTTGTACCCACTCTCGGCAAACTGTTCCTCGAACATGTAATACTGGTGAAGCATACCGGCGAAAATTTCAATCATGCGGTCATATTCCTTTTTGTATGTGCCCAGTGATTTCATTTGTCGTTTGATCTCCGCGATGAACGCCTTTTTCGTTTTGACCATGCGCTATCACCCCTTTTCGAAAAAACTCCGCGCTATTGGAAATGCCTGCCCCCTGGCCGGTCCCCTGTCGGCTGCCCACAAACGAAAAGGAGGGGGGTCATCTCAACTTCCGTTCCACTCGTTCCACCCACTCCAATCCTTTTTCTGTAAGCTCATTCGTCATCTTGTTGTGCATTTGCTCATGACAAGCGAAGCATAAGCTGATGAGGTTATCGCTATGTAACTTCAAGTCTGGTCGTTGCTCAAACGGGATAATGTGATGTACCATCTTCGCTGGCGTTGTCTTTCCATATCGCTTGCACTCTTGACATAAATACTCATCACGCCTCAATATTGCTTCACGCTTTCTTTTCCATTGCTTCGCCTTGTAGAAAGGATGCGTTGTTTTCATTTTCGGCGAATCGCCCCTCTGTGCCTTCGATATGTCGGCCTTGTCACTCCCATGATTTCCATCCAGTCGCGCCATGTCATTCTATCTTTTTTCTTCATGCTGTTTAGCTTTTGTTTGTCTTTATCGTTCAATACCTCGTGCAACTTATACACGTGTATCACCTCGCATAAATAAAAACGCCACCCCGATCGGAGTGACGTCAGGCGAAGGGGAATCTTAGGCCTTAGCTCAACCCGCCCTATGCTACTATCATAACACCTCTACGACCAAACAGTCCGCCAAAAATCTGCCGTTTTTCTGCCATTATTATGTTAACTCATTTTTACCAATGTCTGCTCCCTCGCTTCTTGTTTTTCGTAAACATTCGCTTAGCCAGCTCGTGCATCTCGTCTTTTGGCTTGCCGCGAATGATATTGGATATATCAACTGTTGTCAGCTTCCGCTTCCCGATCCGGTACCCCTTTTTGTTTAGTTCTTGCACCACCTTTGTGACACTTTCCAGCTGCACATATAAATAGACCGCTTCCTCTTCCATCGTGGTGGGCGTGTAGTTTTCGATCTTCCGAATGTATTCTTGCAAGTATTCGATTTGCTTTTTCGCTTCCTCAACTAACACTCGATTTCCCTCCAATGAGTTCACTTCAATTTACAGACTGATGCACTCGCCAAAATCAGAAACCCCTTGATATTTCTAGTTTCATCGCCTTTTGTTTTATGAGTGCACCACACGCTTTTTTATGATGTACTACAGGGCAAAAAATTAAATTTTATACTTCAGCATCGCCTTATCCATCGCATCTTGGTTGACGCCAATGTACTTCAGCGTAATGTGAGGACTGGAATGGTTGAATAGCTCTTGGAGCATAGCCACGTCTTTGGTTTGTTGATAAAAATGATAACCAAACGTCTTTCGGAGCGTGTGCGTCCCTACTTCATCCAGTGACACGTATTCAGCTGCCTCACGAAGGATGCGATAGGCTGTCGAGCGATCAATAGGCCGATTTCCTCCTTGTCGGCTTCGGAAGGCATATTCACCGTCCTTGAGCGTCTTGGCATACTCGATGAGTTCTTTTCGAATAGCTGGTGGGATGCGGATCCGCTTCTCCTTTCTCGTCTTCTTCTCCCGCAGTTTCAAGTGTGTTTGCAGCAAATCTTCCTTCTTCAATTGCAATAGGTCTGATATTCTCAGTCCTGTGTTGATGCCGAGGACAAATAGGATGTAGTTGCGTTTGTTTCGCTGCAGCAAATATTTCTTCATGGCCGCAATCTTCTCCGGATCGCGAATCGGCTGGACAAAATTCATGATGAAGCCACCTCCTCACGGTACACTTCAATTTTCAAAGCGAAGGCAAGCTTGTAAAATGCCCTTGATTTTAGCCGATAATATTTCCGCTCGCTCATGCCAAGCTCAGGATACACTTCATAGTCGTAGACATCTTCAAACGACATATATCGTCGGACAATAATGGCACGCTCCCATTTGCTTAGGCGATTTACTGCACTGGTGATCCGCCGGATATACTCTTCCCGCTCCCGCTCATAATCGACGTTACGAATTGCAACGCTTTCTGTCGAGGAGCGAAACCGATTGGACGATGCAGGCACAAGCGAGTAACACTGCGTGACCCTTGGCATTTCATCCAGCCGAAGCGTCAGCAAGTAGACACGGTATTTCTCCAACGCCGCTTCCACCGCCCTTTTAGTAGCCGCGCGATCAATCTCTGGCAACATGAACTCTCTCAACGTTCTCCCTCCTATCGCTGGCGGAATGCGCCGCCTTTGCCTCGTCGATAGATTGGTCGGTAGGTGCCCATCAGCTCGTTAATCTCCCGCTCCGTTAGCCGTTCCTTGTTCCTCTTCCGTTCTTTTCGGTTCCGCTCCGATCGATAGGCCATATTGTTAGCCTTGATCCATTTTTGCATTTGATCCTTCATAGTGCGCATCCGCTTTCCCTCCCCTTTCATTGCAAAAGAAAAGAGGACACCAATCATACAGGGATCTCCCTGCATCATCAGTGTCCTCACGCTCTCGGTCTTGGACATATTTGGTTTTGATTCCATTATATCAAAACAGCTGCCTTTTGTAGCAAGATTCGGAACGTTTCTCGTCCCTTCGGCGTCACAAGCGTTTGAACATCAGCTCGTCCATTTCGTTCCCATTCCTTCAATTCAAAGAGAGACGGCACGTATTGAGCATACGGCTTCAACTTTCCTTTTTGGTCTCGATATATATACTTTTTCTCCAGCAGCCAATCGATAAATGCCTTTGGTTTGATTTTCAGTTCCTTGGCCGTATCTCTAAAGTTCGTGAGCAAACGCCGATCAACAAGTGCATCAAAGTAGTCAGCTTTCGGTTGCATCGCCGCGATCTGCTCGTTTTGTTTTCGGACCGTTTCCAACGTGGCACGGAATAACAGTTTCGTCTGTTCGTCCGCGTGTTTTAGATAGGTTTCGACGAATAAGTCGTCATTCGCTACGTAGCCGCCGGTTTTTCTGATTGTCGGAATGACTTCGTGTGTGATCCATCGCTTAAACTGTTTAGCCTCTGATTTGCGACTTCCTAAAATGAGCGTGTATAAACCAGGCTCATTCACAATGAATGTTTCTTGTTTTCTTCCCAGCGAATCGGTGACCGGAATTAAACTCCGCTCATCTTCATCGAGTCTTTGGACTGCTTTTCTTGCATCAGCAATGTCTAGAATTTCACAAACATCTTTTGCCACAAACCAAACTTCATCATCCTTTATAATTGTTCGTACTTGACTGCCGCTGTAGATAAACACTTTTTGCAATTGATTCATCGAAAATCCCTCCCGTAAACTAAACCACTATCGGTTCAAGTTATAGTGGATTCGTATTTCTCAAAAATGGAGCAGAATTTACTTTTCCCGTGATATTTTTTCTATCCTCTTCACCGACAATGACGATGTCATCCTTACCCTTAATCCCTACTGCCGCTCCGAATCGAAAAACGAGTTTATACGGCGTGATGCCTTTATCATTTTCTTGAATGGTACCGACCAATCCACTGAAAAAACCTTGTTTTTTATAAGCTAATTTACCAATAATCAATTCTTCGTCCACCTTGTCTCCTCCCTAAAATGGAAAATCATCGTCATCATACGGCCACTTGCAGCAAGCTCCCCAGTTTCTCGGGTCGTTGCGCCAGCGTTCCTCCTCAATATCTTGGCATTTTTTCTGAAGAAAATGGAACAGCCGACACAATGTCGAGCTAGCCGGCTGCCCTATCTGACTAATCGCAAAGTCGAGGTATATCCTAAGCTCCAAGGCATCATCATCTGATATTGGTGGCAACATGATCGGCATTTGGATCACTCCAGAAACTCATAAATATTGGTCTGCCCTTCTGGAACGACAAATTCTTTGTTCCTTTACAAGCTTCTCTATACGTATATCTTTAGCACCTGCATTAGAGCAAATTAGCAACGTATTCCGATCGATGTAATAAAACGCATAGTAATAGTCGCTCACAAAATCGTTGACACTGAAAAGAAGAGCCCTATCATACATTCCGCAATAGCGAAGATAGTAACCTTTCTGCATTTTAAAAGACGTTCTAGCCTTTTCGCCTAATTTCTGCACAAAGTCACCGGGATACAGAATGCTATCGCCAAGTTCAGTCGGGATCTCTTTCACTTTGTCCCTGCTCACTTTTGCGTACATTGCCCCGCCCGTAAAGAAAAATCCTTCTTTTTGTTCGTTCTCCTCATTTTCGAGAAAATCAAAAATTGAAAGTTGCTGCACTTGCTGCACGTGCCCCCTCCCCCTTGGCAACAAGTATTCGCACTCTAAAACAACTCGCTTTCCTCATACTTGATCCGTGCTGTCTTGCCTTTCGCTGTTTCGATAATCGTATATCCATGCTCAACTGCTTCTGCTACTTTCGCCTTACCTTGCACCCCATCAACAATAATCACAATCACTTTGCCAGGTACAACGGGATGTGAAACCGTCATGCTATCTATATCAATCTGCAATTCTTGTGCTCTTCTCACTGGGATCCCTCCGCTGTGGTATAATGATATTAAGGTGGTCGGGAGGGATCCCGGCTTTTTTTATTTCATCCAATTACCTTCCATCCACGCCGAATCCGGCTTATCAATTCATGTTTGCACAACGGCTCATATACATAAACGACATCACGATGTTCCCTGCGATATAACAAATACCATCTAGATTTCCGCTTCCGATGCTTCATCTAGCGTTCACTCTCTCGCATAGCAGAATTTAACTTTTCAAGTGTCATTAAGTGCTCATACTTAAACTTCAGAACCTCGCAATAGACAATGGAATCAATCATTTCCTGTTGCAAATGTTCCAACCATTCAACGAATGTGTAATGTGACGGGACGACAGTCGTTCCATATTTCTGAATCCCTTTTTCCGTCTGTGTCTCAAGCAGCTTTTGCACATTGCGGAGGATTTGGTTTTTGTTGAGCTCATCCAGCCAGTGCTGAGCATCCACTGTAGTCACCACCTCTCAATATCCGCATTCCTGGCGGTGATGGTTGACTGCGTTTTTACGCATATACGCTGCCTCAACTTCATCCCAAGTAAATTCGAGCATTTCTCCAAGTCCGATGAAAGAACTCCAAATGTCGACATATACCGTGATATCTTCAAGTAAACGTGATGTATATTCAAACAAGCCTATAAACTGTTGAATAGTGGATTTTGCTTTATACGGTTCAATCTGTTCCCATTCTATCGTCCCGATATTTCCGCTCAATCCAATGCTCAAAATGAAATGTAAACAGTCCACATATTCTTCCAACATCCCCTCTTTCGGTTGCCGATTCGTTTTCCAATGCTTAAACCCTTGCCACTCGTTTGCGAGTTCTGCCAGCTCCACCTGTAAAGCTAATACTTTATTCGGCAAAAGATTCTGACCATCTAATCCTTTTTCTCGAACAATACGCTCATCCAGTTCCCGCTGCATCTCAAAAAGCTTGGATAAGTCCATTATTTCGCTCCCCTTTTCTTTCTGTTTTGCGGCCAACGCCAGTCAATTGTTCGGCGGTTATCTTCGTCGTAATATTTCTTGCGCGGACGGTTTTCGGTACGCTTCCAGTTCTTCCGGCGTGAGATAGCTGATTTTCACTGGTCCATGCAGTGATTGACGTTTTTTTTCATAGTCTCTTCTCCCCCTAACCGTTGTTTCATTTCTTGCCGCGCCCGTTGCTTATATATTTCCGGGCATTCTTCAAAATGAATGATGGTCAGGAGCTGCTGTATGGTCGCCTTGGACCAATCCATGTGACTGATCACCTCTCGCTCGTTCGTATTCACGTTGAATCTCTTCTAGTGTCAGCTTTGAGAGCGACCGGCCATCACTGGCAGAAAAGATGCCTTGCCGGCGCAAATGCTGAATGAGCGCGTATTTCAGCAACATCAAACCGATCACCTCCCACTCGTTTGGAGCTTTGTAAATAGCGCATCCAGGCGTGACACAGTGTAGTCTTTGTTATTGATTTTCACCGTCAGCAAATTGGTTCTTGTGATGCCACAGTGCTCAAGGATATTGAGAAAATCCGCCTCCGAGCATACGCTGGCCGTCAAACCGATCACCGATCCAACCTCATTCCGATACTCCAATCGGATCCATATCGGGTATCCCACGACGATCACCCATCTCTGTATTTTTTCAGACGTTCCTCAAGCTCTCGGCGCGCCTGTTCGACGTCAAAGTCGTCATCCTCCGGTTGGCTATAGTCCATCTTCAGCCAGTCCGGTACGATCTCCGTGCGGATCGGTTTTCGTGTTTTTCGACCGCCATCAGACGAGGATGGAGCCGATCGTTTTTTCAGTTGCTGCTCTCGAAATGCCAATTGTGCTGCTCGCACCTGGTCAACGGTTCGATACCCTTTTTCAAACCAGTCGCGCAAAATAGTCTCGACATATTTCCATGTCTTGGCCCCGTTCTCCACCGCGATTTTCAATGCCTCTAAGACCAATTCCTCGGACGTATCATCGACCCAAGAAACGATCTTTTCCCCTATGTAGCTGCCAACGGTGCCAAAGCCGTTCTGTTCAACGAATTGAATAATCTCTCGGAAGGAATGCGCGCGCGCGTCTTCTTCTACTTCTTCTTTTTTCTCTGTAGTATTCTCTGTAGTATTCTCTGGTATTGGTCTGTTCAAATTGAGCGCTTCGTCTGTCCAATTTGAACAGATGGACTGTTCATTTTGACCGGATGGACTGTCGATTTCGTCAGTCGTCTGCTCATTTTGAACAGTCGAAACGTCATTTTGATCAGTCGTCTGTTCATCTTGATTAGACGACGTGAATTCAGCCAATTTGTTGTAATCGATCCGATACCATTTTGTTTTATCGATCCTCGAGCGATTGAAATTCGCCGAGACGATGATCCCGATCTTCTCCAGCTTGGTGATGATCCGACGAATGGTGCTTTCTGACCAGAAGGGAAATTGCTCCCTCCAGTCCTCGTACGTGTTATAGATCCATTTATAGCCGTCATGGACGTTTTCGCTTTTCTCGAGCCAGTAATGCAGCTGCTGAACAACGATGCTTTCGTTCAGTCCGATCGCCACGGCGAGTTGTGGCAAAATAACCAACGGCTGATCATCTAAAAGCAAGGTTGCCATGTCATCCCCTCCCCTTGAAAAAGCTGTTTTGCTATGGCATGATAAAAACTAGAGTTCTGAAATAAAAAACTGAATCCCGTCAACTTCGAACTCGGAGGCCATTTCATCGGCGATCCGCCGGCACTCGGTTACAGTGAGCGCGTAGACGAGTGCTGTTTGGATCGTCTCGAAATGGCCGTTTTCCTTCACGACAAATTCCACTTCAAATAGCATATTCTTCGCCTTGGAAGCATATCGTAGAATGGGAGCTTCCGGCCCTCCTTTCTCAACCAGCATCAGAGATGCCGCCTTTTTGCAACAGTTGTTTCAACTTCTCATAGACGGCTTTTGGTTCTCGATTGAGCCGATTTGCGAGCTCATCAATCGTCAATACCTTGCGATGATGCCAAAGGTAGAACACTTCCTCTGCCGACCACCGTCCCTTTCGCTTTTGTGTGTTCTGCGCCTGTTCCACAACCGGTTCTCTAGGTTGGGGATCGGCCGGAGAATCACCCTCAAGAAGGGCGGCCAGTTGCCGCATCTCCTGGCTGACCGGGCAAACTTGCAAACATACGGTGCTTCGATATTTGATCCGTTCCGGGCATGTGCGGCAATGCGAATCAAGAAGTTCGCAGATTTGCAGCCGGATGTGCCTTTTTTCATGTTTATCAAGCTTATTCACGCATTCCGCTCCTCTCCCAGCTTCACAAAATCAATTTGAATGCCGCGTCGTTGCATATCTCGTATAATGCTCAACAACTGCTGACGCCGGGCTTCTTTTCGTTCAAGTTCTTGCAGCTGTCTGACTAAATACTGCAACTCGGATATTTCAATCGCCATCGTTTCATAGTCGCGGTTTTGCAGCGCTTCCTGTATGTACTCGATGCATCTTGATGCCTTTTGCCGCAAATCCGCCTCTTGGTAAACGATCATATGGATCACCGCCATTCCTCCTTCGTTATGATCTCCAGGCGTCGTCGCAATGACCATACATGTATTGTGGCGCGGCTCCTCTTTCGGATCGTCGCCCGCTCTCGCTCGGCCTGGTTGGCGCTCATGCGCACCGACTGAAGCACAAGCGCTTGCGGGCTGGGGGCACACCCGCCGCCTGCACTCCAGTCGGCAAGCATGAGCTTGCCTTTTGGTTCGCAACATGATATGTTTGGGATAGGGCTGGTTTTTCATGAAGCAGTGAGCGTTTGGCTTGCTGCTTTTTTCATGTTGACAAGCTTTGCTTTGGCTTCTTGCTCAATGGCTTCCATCAACTCCGGATGATTACGCAACTCAGCGCACACCTCCCGAACTTCCCGCGCTGTCATTAACGAACTGGCTACCCATACCACGTACATTACCACCACTCCTTCCGTGATTTTTCCAATCGTTCATTCATTTGCTTTTTCCACTCGAGCAACGCCCTTCCATATTCGCTGTCGAGCTTTCGTTCGCGAGAAAGCCGCAAAAACTCGCTTGTATACCAGTGAACAGCTTCGAGATCCGTCATTTCCGCTAAATTTGGCAGTTGAAACATTGGTTTCTCCCCCTTTGTCATTGTCGGATAAATCCTTTCGCTTGCAGCTTCGCCCGATGCTTTTGCCACATTTTCCACCATGAGAATCCGTAATCCATGCAGATGACCGCGACATATTGCGTCAGCGCCACGATCGCGTCGATCGCCTGCATCATTGCCTCTTCCAAGCGCTGTTTATCAAACTCTCGAATCGACCGCGGATGGTTCGCCACGCAGACACTTTCGATCGCCTCGATGGCTTCCACGAGCTCCTCGCGCGTTTTCATCGTCACGCTCGCCCGGTGAAGGTCAACCGCATCCCCATCGAGCTTCACCGGCCCCCATCCGGTGTATTCCGCCGCCGCCTCGAGGGCCACCCACGGGTTATTATGCTTTTCGGCGAAATATTTCGATATGTTCGGCTGCACTCGGTACCGCCCATTTTCCTGGTGCGATACGGATTCACGAGATTCATAGATTTCAAACGACAGCTGTTGCTGCGTCATCCCTGTTTTCTGCCGCGCCTCTTTCACCGCGTCGGCCGCTCTACCGCGTTTCATCCTCCCTGCTCCCCTTTCTACCATCATCCTTGAGACTTTGTGGTACAGTATCCATAGATCGGTAGCAATCCAGCACCGCCTCGGCGATTTGTCGCAGGATCGGATTGCCTTTTTGCCATTCTTGCTCAAACCATTGCTTTCGCTCCTCTGGGCTCATGAGTACCAATGGGGAGTGAACGATCACCGTCGTGTTGCCGTATTTGAATTCCTTCATGCCCGCATTCCCCCTTTGTTCATGTTTATGCGGGACATGAGGAGCGTTTGATGACATTCCGTTCACCTCGCATCATAGCATTTAACCATTGCCTGATAACTGACGGCCGGCGCTGCTTCTCCGATCCAGTCGAGCACCTCGGCGATTTCCAGCGCCGCGTCGTCCTTCGTAAACATTGGGTCATCCTTCAGCTGCATGATCAGCGAAAGCAGCCGATGTTTCAGCTCAACCATGACCCATTGATCGTGAATGGTGTTCATGCTGTCACCTGCCTTGCAGGATTTTCCTTCCCTTTGTCGAATCATGGCAGTGGGAAGGGGGTGAAAAACAAATGGATAAATATCGATTGATTGAGCTTTTGAACAATTGCACTGAGCTCTTTCATAAAACAAATTCTTTGTACCAAGAAACGGTAAACAATCCTAAAAACCCATCGCCAATCGTCAGCGTTTACTTATCAGAGATTTATACACTTAGTGAAAAAGCTAAATTATTTTTAGCAATGAACGAAGAACTTGCTCATTATGAAATCACTTCACTGTTCAACTTCTGGAATGATGTTTACTTTGAATTAAAGGAAGTGATTGGGCAACGGGATCGAAATACATCTTGGCTATATTCAAAATTTGAAAACTACAAAAGACAACATGAGATTGTTGAACGTATGCTAAAAGATCAAATTCAGCAACTAAATTAACGTATTGCGCTGTCTCCCTTTGGGGACAGTGCTCTCTTCAGTGCGAGAGTTTCAATTTCCGTCATCAGGGCCTTGATCCTAGATGCACCACGTTCATAAATCAGGCGATGCAACATGCGTTCAACTTCGGTTCCATCTTTCTTTACTTTTCCATGCTCCCATAGAGCCGTCATTAAATCGTCTACCGTTTTTGCATTACTAAGAACATGTTGCACCCACTTTTCAGACTCTTGTTCGACGTATTGTTCAATGGCTTGAACCATCTCTTTATTCGTTTGTTGCTCAATTGTCATTCGTTTCACCTCCTTCACAGACAGTGGGATATGTGGTTGGCAAGGAGCCATTTCTACTGAACTAGGAGCGATGATAATCATGAGAAAATACTTATGGCACTTGGATTTACGTACCATTCCTTGCGGCTGGGAAGATGTGTATCAAGATGCTTTAGAAAAATGTCCTAACGGGATGCCTTTGCTGATCAATGGGACAAAATTCTTTTATCACCCTGTTAAATACCGGGAAACTTTATTAGACATCTTTTCAACTGCTAAAGAAAAATGTGCCGAACTAATGAAAAACGAGCCTTTAAACCGAAAACAGTTATCTGAGTTATTGGAAAATGACATTATTTTGTTTAATGTGCTTTTTGAATGGTGCCTTGAAGATGTTGAACAACCATTCTTCGATATCAATCGTTTAAAAAACAAACACCATTTCAAAAATGTTTCGATTTACTTTGAAGAAGATGACTCACCCGATGCATTGATTAGGGATTTTTATTATCTTAAGTACTTTAGAGTAAATAACGCGACAGCAAGGTAATGACTCCCTTATATGAAATCGCCGCTCTTTTGTGATGGTTATGGCGAATTTGTCCTTTTAATCGATGCAGCATGCTGTAACTGCATTCAAGCATTTCTGTTAACTCATGCGCCGGAAGAGTGAGAACGAGTTCCTCAAACTTACGGACGAGTTCTTGCTCTTTGTCTGGCACTTTGTCACCTCCTTCACAGACAGTGGGATTTGTGTCGCCGCGTCGTCTTTCGTAAATGCCGGGTCGTCCTTCAGCCGCATGATGATCACCAGCAGCCGATGCTTCAGCTCGGCCATAGCCCATTGATCCTGAATGGTGTTCATGCTGTCACCTGCCTTGAAGGATTTTCCTTCCCTCCTGTCGAATGATGGCAACGGGAAGGGGGTGATAACATGTACTCTGTTCAGCAATTGCAAGCTTTGGATTGCTTACTAAAAAAGGTTGTCGGAGATCACTTCAAATTGGTTATTGAACTTAATGGCCAATACTGGTACGGCGATTTTGTTCGATTGGACGGAAATGCCCTTTATCAGCACTTCATTGACGGCATAGGTGCTATTGAGAAACATACATTTTACATTGACAGCCCTAATGCACCTAATATGGTGAAAAAGATTTGGCAGTCTTATTTGGCTGCAATCGAACCATTTCGTCGTCATCCTTTTGGGAGTAATCCCTTTGAGCGTCTCCGTGATTTGTCTTTGCTTTTTGAAACTTTGGTCAACATCTTAGCTAAAGCTGATATTGCCGATGAAGACAGCCCGCTTTCGCCTTGTTTGTTTAATGCCCGATCACTTAACGGTGACGGAAGTTTACCCTTTATTTACTTAGGGAACGAAAAACTTAAATTAGTTTCTCTTATTCGGATTGCCGAAGAATAAGTTTCCAGTACCATCTGATGCGATCGTAAATCGCTTCTTCTTTTTCGATCTCTGATTTGTTTTCGTCAGCAAGGATTTGAGAAATCTGCTCTTTCAAGTGAAAGAGTGGATTTCTCGCCACTTTTCTTTTAGGGATTTCGATCGCTGCTCTTTCGATCCAGCTGGTGAATTCGTGTTCATCCATCTTTTCGATCTCTTCAGGTGTCGGTAAAAACTTGCCTAACTGAATGTTTTTCCTGAGCAACTCAATGAACGTTTGCTCTTGATCCGTCATCCGTCTCACCTCCTTTGCGGGCAAGGGGATTTGTGGTTGGCAAGGAGCGATGGACAAGTTCTCGCTCTTTCTCCGACACTTTATCCACTTCTTGTGGTTGGAAAAATATTGTAAAAGCCGCGACTTAGATAGGTTCACTTGTTTCATTTTTTGCAACATAATGGACAAAAAAATCCTTATAAGGGACGTTATAAATCTGAGACAACATCATCAGTTCCTCTGCAGTAAAGGATTGCTGTCCACTTTCTTTGCGATGATACGGATAAACGCTTTTAAAACCTAACATCTTTGCTACATCATCCTGTGATAATCCTTTTCTTTTTCTTAATTCCTTAATTTTTTCGAGATTTAATTTAAACACTTTTTCACCTCTCTTTGTTTCGTTTTTTGCAACTTCTAAACCCATTATAAATTTCATTTTTTGCAATGTCAACTTTAAATTTTCGTTTTTTGCAATTTAATTTTGCTATTTTAGCAATTATGGTATCATTTATTTAGAAATATAAGGGAGTCAATAAGCCTATGAGCATTTTAGGTAGTCGTTTAAAAAAATTACGTGAGAAGCATAACCTCACTCAAGAACGAGCTGGAGAAATCTTTGGACTCACCAAGTATCAAATTCATCGTTATGAATCAGGAGCAAGCAATCCCGATCCTGATATTATTAACCGATTTGCTGATTATTATGGTGTATCAACCGACTACCTCCTCGGCCGGACTGATCATCCGAACCCGCCGGAGCAGGATGACATTCCAGAGGAGCTCAAGGATCCGGAACTGGGGCTGTTCTTTAAAGAACTGGCTGAGGCGCCAGAGGAACGGCGGGAACAGCTTCTGAAGATATGGGAGATCCTCAAGAGCGAAGGGGATCGGAAACCAAATGGCAGGTGACGTTTTTGGGGTTATATTTGTGATAGGTGATTATTATGACTTTTGGTAAAAGACTCCGCTTCTTGCGGAAAAAAATGAATATGACTCAGAAGGACTTGGCTGATAGGTTCAGTCTCGGCGAGAGCACAATTGGAATGTATGAAAGGGATGAAAGAGAGCCCTCTTTTGAATTCGTTAGACAGCTCGCCGACTTTTTCAACGTCACCACTGACTACCTCCTCGGCCGGACTGACCATCCGAACCCGCCGGAGCAGGATGACATTCCAGAGGAGCTCAAGGATCCGGAACTGGGGCTGTTCTTTAAAGAACTGGCTGAGGCGCCGGAGGAACGACGGGAACAGCTGCTCAAGATCTGGGAGATTTTAAAGAGTGAAGGCAATCGGAAGCCGGGGGATAAGCAAAAGTGACAAAAAGGGTTTAGTACAAAACCAAATATGGTTAAAATAAAAATGAAAGAGGGTTAGACATGGTAAAAGAAAACGATTTGAGAATAGCTTTTGAGATGGATAACTTCCGCTCTAACTTCTCAGATTTAGTTCAAGTAGAAACCTCTCCGGAACATGTTTATATAAACTTTTTAGAAAGACTCCCTTTGTCCGGAGAGAATGAGCCTAATGCGAAAGTGGTTTCGCGAATTGTTGTTTCTTGGCCTCATTTCATCAGAATAGTCAAACTATTAAACAATGTTTTAATGGATAACAAAAACCTTGCTCAAGACACGTTCATGTCCTTAATGAAAGAGGTCGAGGGAAGCAACAATGTTCATTCCTAAAAGAAATGATAATAACCGTCCTTATTTGTGGGTTACTAAAAACCCTCTAGATACTGAAGTAGCGCTTACTGTGGAAACATATGAGAGCCATATCATTGGAGATCACCAAAATGATCTATCCCGGGAGCTAGTACTTCCTTATGTAAAGGGTGTTATTGAGCAACCACGCTTCATATACTGTGATAAAGACTACGAAAAGAATAAAAGAGTGAGGTACACCGATCAAGTTTATCTTGAGCAATTTGGAAAAATCCAAAACCTCGTCATAATAGTTGATACCGATAGATATCCAAATGAAATCGTCACCTGGATGGTAAAGTCTAACACAAAACAGGAGATAATAAAGGGGAAAGGAGGATTAATTTATGACTCGCGTGCCAAAGATAATAAATAATGCGTTAACTAAATATGATAAGAGTCATGACGTTTTGCATGTCTTCTTTTTCCCAGAACTCCTGTCTGTAGACGATGAAGAATTTCCAGGTGTAGTTATTAGAAGGGCTGTCAGCGATAATAGAATAACCGGTATAACAATCCTCGACTTCTCCCGTAAGGATGAAGATCTGTTGAATAATCTTTTGCCCGAATTCGATTTCTCCGGACTGCACAAACAAATAATGCAATAATCAATAGGCCCAACAATGGGCCTTTTCTTTTTCTTGCCTTCCCAAACATACGTTCCTATAATAAAAGTGAGGTGATTCCCATGAACTTCGCGTCGTACCAGTTCACCCCACTGGAACAATATATTCGTGAATTGTATGAGCATTTAGCAATCAGATGGCCACATCAGCTGGATATGATCGACATTGCCGCAAAGCTGAACGTCTGGCTGCATTTTGCCGACATCCGGAGCACAGCGATCGAACGGAACGGAGTGTACAGCATCATCATTGACCGCCGCCTCAGTCGCCAACAACAGTGGCAGGAGTTTGGACATGAACTCGGACACGTGTTGCGCCATGCGGGGAATCAAATGCTACTTCCCCCTTCCCTCGTACAGCTACAAGAAGCCCAGGCGACGAATTTTGCGCTGCACTTTTGTGTGCCGACGTTTATGTTGCTTGAGCTTGAGCTGCCGCATACGGAAAAGGAAATCATCTATGTATTAAGCGAAACGTTTGGTGTAGAGCCGCTGTTCGCCAAACGGCGCTGGGATCGCTTTAAGGAACAATGGGAAAGTTATCGGTTTTACGAAGCGCTTTTCAGTCATATGCAAGTGGCTGAGCCAGTTGTCGCCGCTTCCGGCCGTGATGCGGAAAGCGATCTTAGTCTCCTTCATGAGTACGCCGTTGCACATGATGGCTCATTGTTTATTGACGGCCGCTTAACGGACGAGGAACAACGAGAAATCATCCGCTATTTACAGCAGATGGACCAAAGGAACAGCTAAAAATCATGAATTATACCGCCACAGAATGGATGAATCACGTAAAATCATAACGGCTAGTCCGCATATTTGCCTCTTTTTTTGCATACATGGTGATAGCGAGTTCTATTTCAGGGCAGAGGTGGTTTGATGTATAGACCTAGAAACTTGGACGTGTTCATCTATCTTCGCAAAAGCCGGAAGGATATCGAGGAAGAGAAAAAAGCCGCCGAATCCGGCGTGTCATACGATACATTGCAGCGCCATCGGGATAACTTGCTGGCCGTAGCTCGTAAAGAGGGGCACAATATCCTCGGCATCTTCGAGGAGATTGTGTCCGGCGAGTCCATCGCTGAACGTTCGGAGATCCAGAAGCTTTTGCGTGAATTGGAAACGGGAGTGGCTGATGCGGTGCTTGTCATGGACATTGATCGCCTTGGCCGTGGTGATATGCTCGATCAAGGCATTTTGGATCGCGCCTTCCGCTACTCCGGAACGAAAATCATCACCCCGACGGAAGTCTATGACCCGGAAAGCGAGACATGGGAGCTCGTCTTCGGTGTGAAATCCATCGTGTCACGCGAAGAGCTCAAAGTCATTACGAAGCGCCTCCAAGGTGGTCGACGCGACTCGGCTGCGAAAGGACGTTCCATCTCAAAAAAGCCGCCATACGGCTATCTTCGTGATGAAAAACTAAGGCTCTACCCTGATCCGGAAACGTCATGGGTCGTGGTGAAAATATTCGAGATGGTGCGTGATGGACACGGACGCCAGGCAATTGCCGCTGAGCTTGATCGACTTGGAGTGAAACCACCCGATGAAAAGCGATCCTTTTGGTCTCCTTCGACGATTAGCGCTATTATCAAAAATGAGGTGTATCTCGGGCATATCATCTGGGGCAAGGTGAAATACATTAAACAAAACGGCAGGTATAAGCGCAAGAAAATGCCGAGAGAGCGCTGGTATGTCAAAGAGAATGCCCATGAGCCCCTCGTGTCCAGGGAACTCTGGGAAGCCGCCAACAAAGCGTATCGGAGCCGCTGGCGCCCTTCTACGGTAGAAAGCAAACCGCTGGCTAACCCGCTGGCCGGGTTGTTGAAATGTGAACTCTGCGGCTATACGATGTGGTATCAGCCGCGTAAAGACCGCCCTCATCCGCTTGTGCGTTGCCCAAATCCGAAATGCAAAGGTGTGCAAAAGGGAGCGCTGCTGCCGCTCGTTGAGGAGAAAATCTTGCAATCTCTCGCCGAGTTCGTCGATCAGTTTGAAGTGCAGGAGGAAGCTCTCGCCCGAAAAGAACAGCGTTCGGTCATCCCGCTAAAGCAAAAGGCCATTGCGAAAAAAGAAAAAGAGCTCCAGGAGCTCCATAAACAAAAAGATGCACTGCATGATCTACTCGAGCGAGGCATCTATACGATTGAGACGTTCCTGGAACGCCAGCACACGATCGTCAATCGGATTAAGAAAACTAAAGAGGAAATCGATCAACTGCGGGAGGAAATCACTAAGGAGCAGCTGAAAGAAAAGAACATCAACGAGTACATCCCGACAGTCAAGAAGGTGCTCGACGCCTACCGCCTCACCGACGATGTAGAAAAGAAAAATCGCCTTCTCAAGTCGGTGCTTGAGAAAGCGACATACCTGCGTAAACCGGAATGGACAAAAAAAGACCAGTTTACCATTCAGCTTTATCCTAGGATCTAG